TATAAGCTGCACCGCTTCGGTAAATAGAAATAATTAATTGTGTTTGATCTACCGCAGCAGTCCATGTCACGGCGGCATCTAATTGACATCTGCCGACAGCTTGAGGTGTAAAAGTACTGGATGCAAAAGCATTAGTTTCGTCATACTCTTCTGTAGTAAACGTGACTTTTGTAAATACACCAGTAGCAATCGCGGTCTGATTGGTTCCGTTTTTATTCGCCCCAAATCTTGGGCAAATTTCACCGATTAATTGAGCGGTAGAATCTAATCTAGTCGTAATTCCTGGGTTATGACCAACTCTTACCGTAGAGCCATATAAATCAAGACCGGCGGTAGATAATGATGCGAACGTTAAGGCGTCAATTTGGAATTGAGCTGACGCTTTTACTTGTATACCAATTTGAGCAGTACCACCCGAGCCGGTCAGATATCCGCCATTAATTCCTCCGCCACCTCCATCAATCTCAACTAATGCGGTCTGACCTGTTGCAACAATACCCTCCATATAAAGATTTTTAAACTGGAGGTCAGACATGTTGGTTATATATACCTGCAAAGATCCGAAATTACCTTCTATAATAGAATCGTTGAAATAAAGACCTCGATTTGCAGTAGTGGTTTGCATATTGACACCTCCAGCTGTGCTAGTGCTGCTTCCGCACCCCTCTACTTGAACATTATTAAAAGTAATTCCGTTGAATGTTCCGCCATCAACTGCCGCATCTTTATATATGCCTGATGCATTGTTTCCTACGTCATGTCCACAAGTATCAACCTCAACATCATTAAAATCTACATTCCAGTTTTGATCTGAAAAATGTAAGCCATGATTAGGAAAATTATATAGTCTAACTCTAGCAAGGAATGGATTTGATCGCATGTTCCATCCCATTTTTATACATTCTGCATTGATGTTGCTTGCGTTAGTTCCGTCTAGCGTCATGTCTGAAATAGTGCAGATAATGCGAGTCGCCACTGATACAGATGTCCCAACAGCATTAATAAACACGCCGCTGCCGTAGAATTTTAAATTAGTAGTGTACTTACCTGAACCTTGCCAATTAACACCTGTCTTCTTAGTAATTCCAGTGTTGCATCGATAATTTCCCGCGTCAAATATGATAGGTAGTCCGCCAGCCGCTACTGAAACTAATTCAGCATTTGCAATAGCAGTAGAGTTATCTGATGCACCAGTGGGGTCGCCACCGTAACGTTTCAAAATAACTGTTTTTGTTACATCGTGTGATGGAATATATAAATTAACCGGCGTCACGCTCGCAGCGAGTTCGGCGGTGGTTTGTGGGTATGAAATAAATAGATTACTTAGCGTCCCATAAATGTTGCGCCAGCTAAACGAAGACGATCCAAGATCATATGCATTCGTTGATTGAGGTAAAAAATGCGCTGTGGGCTTTGCTTGATTATCACGAGTAATACAAGCGTTCACGCCATCAGCCATGTCTTGATCATGAGTATCGTGACGTGATGCTAGAATGTAAATGTTATTGGCAAGATCAGTCTGCCAACCTGTAGCACCGTAATATCGAGAGAATGTACCGGATGACCAAGGCATTGCTTTCTCCTAGGTCAACGGATATCTAAGAACGACATAAGCACCACCTGCACTACATACCAGTCCTTTTGTTCCAGCGCCCGTCCATGTATTTCCCGCTGCGTCCTTATAAAATTCAATTGTTCCAACAGATTTGATAACAGCTACTGCTGTATTCAATGCCACACCATTGTCCATTGCAAAAACTGAACAAACTTGATTCGATACCTGCGGTGTAATAAGTGATGGAAGATTGGAAATAGCAAACGCGGCCGTGCTCGATGTTCCCGTTGATGCTGGGATAGCCAGTGTTACTTGATTTCCGTCAATATAGTAAAGGCATGTGGTAGAAGCAGGAGCAACGCTGAAACCGGTATAGGTAGCGGTGAAACTAGAATTGAATTTTCTGTGATAATTAACGATTTGCCATGTATCAGTAGCAATTTTCTCTATCGTCATTGATGCCTTTTGATACAAAGGCACTGAGACTGAAATGGCGGTTGGATTGCCAAAATCATAAAGAGTTATTGCGCCACCGCCAGTGCTAATCACAATTGGCGATGAGGTAGTGCCATTGTTTATCAGTCGCAATCTGGTGCCAACAGAGAAAGCAACAGCGGCATTCGTTGGGATTGTCCATACATAGGATGATCCATCTGTATGCAGGATGACTTTCGCAGAATCAGCTAGGACGAATATGTAATTTGTATTTTGTGTATTTAGCTGGTCAGGGCCGACAGTGAAATCGCCATCTGTAACAGTCACTGTTCTGTTCGCCGTCAATGTTCCAGCGGTTAATGAAGAATAAAAACCGCTATTCACTAAGCGCATTGCTGCGCTGTAAATGTTTCTCCATGTTAAGGCGGTTGATCCCCAATCGTAGGAATTGGTGAGATTTGGTGTGCTTGTAGCGGCAAACTTACTTTGACCATCTTTAGTAACGCATAAGTTAATACCGTCAGCTAAGTCCTGATCGTGCGTATCATGGCGCGACGATAGAATATTGACAGACGAGTTTTTATCATTCGTCCAGCCAGTAGCGCCAAATATGCGTGTAAAAGCGCCTGAACCATTCCAACTCACAATACACCGCCCGGTTCTACTAAGTAGTTAGTTGCAAACCAATCTACACCTTGCGATGCAGAAGCAACTTTCATCCTCATACTGATTGCATAACCATCATCATTGAGAGATGACCATAAATTAGAAGTAACGAAATCTGCTGCCCATGGCGTTACATCCCAAGGACTCACGTCCCATGCAGAGCTTCCAAATACAGGTGCTGATTGAGTGATGCTTATGCTGATAGGATTAAAATCGAACCCAACACCGACGTTATAAGTTAATGCACCGCCTGTTGTTCTAAGGAGCGGGCGGATTGCAGTAGCACGTTTAGTTCTGCGTCTATCACCTAAATAGTTCCATGCAGTTTGCGCATCACAAGGAATGGCAATACCTGAATCATTGTGGGTAGTAGGATCATATAACATGACCGTTCCTGAACCAGTGCCGAAGTAAAGCGCATCGTTATAAGTAGACCAGGTGAGCGCGTTTAAATTGGTGAATCTGCACCATGCATGAGTTTCTATGTTCATCACATGCTGTTGTATTTCCACGCTCGAAAGCGGGACATTGACAATTAACATGTTCTTGGCTGGGTATTGAAGTATCTCCCAACCGAAATTACTTCCATAGGTGCGAGTAGCATCCAATGAAGCACCGCGAATCTTGTCAGAGATCGCAGTCAAATCACCGCTGCTTTTACCCACTGGTAATGCACGGCTTAGCGGTAAATAACCTGACTTTGTAATGAGATAAAGTTCAGCATCGATCTTTTTACAGCCGCGAATTGCAATTGGTGCGCCTGACGAATATCGGCCTACTAAAGCAAAATCACTACCTGGATCACTGCCGCTATAAAGCAGCACATCGCCAGAGTTAAGCACAAACACGATCATATCTAGCATGCCATTACCAGCATCGCGTGACCATGTACCAACGCACATTAAATTGCCACCGCCATTGGTGACGCGGCCAAGTGGGAATTTTGTTAAAACGCCGCCTAATGCGTTTGTAGCGGAATACCAAAAGTCTTGAGTTCGGTTATCCCAAAAGTATGAGCGATTTTTATGGATATGAATGCCGTTCAGGTTGGTTATAGTCAAACCTGACCCACTAATGGGCATTGCTGATATAGTCGTGCCATCATAAATCTGTGGGGCATCATTACCATTAACCAACCCCATTCGAGGGCCGCCGCTGGCATCATCGAATTGTGCAGTCTGCCATGCATCATTACCAAATCCAGACGCTAATGAAACACCAACACCAGCAGCAGAGATGTCCCAAATATTCCCATTGGCAGCAGCAATGAATTTACGCAGTCCTTTCGCATTGAACTCCGCCAAAGTCTTAACTTGCCCACCTAGCCCGGTAGCATAAGAAGACGATCCGCCGCGTGTTGAAACAGCTCCTAGTCCGGGAAACCAATTATCCAGTACCACAGCATCACTGGCTTTCATTCCATCCAGTGAGTCACGGGTATTCCATCCAGTCACAGGTGCAGGGACAGATGTAGGCGTTGCCTTCTGTCTGCGCTGCCTACGCAACATGTTATTGCGCCGCTGCATGATGAGCGCATTGCTACGCATTATCCCACATAACCCGTAGTCGGAACGGTCGGTATCGGCGGCCAAATGTCTCTTAATGTCGTACCGAAATTAATCGTTTGTCGCGGTACGTCACGGCCAAATACGACTTCTGCATAACGGTCGCATTCGTCGCGAGCCTCTGCATAGGCCAAACCTTTTCTTTCAAGAAATCGCCATGTCAGCTCCAGTTCAAGCAAGTCCTCATCGATCAAGCTGGTTTGCGTGTCTGCACTGAACCCGTTAAAAAAGCTCGATCCATCTGTTACCCAGTTCTTTGAGATGTACTCAATCACAACCGTGTCAGTACTCGCGGGAGTAGGGTCGATATTGATCAACCCATTGCGAATACGGAAGCGCTGGCGAGGCGTTGTTGACTGAATGCCAGACTTATACATCTGCCATTCTTCAGGCGATAGGGAGCCTCTCATTGACCAGAACTGAGTTCGATCCCAAATCGTTTCGTTAAGGAAAAACCCAAGGTCAGACGGGAAAGAATAAGTTGCCGTCCCGTTGACCAGATTAAAGGTGTATTCCTTCTGCAATGCCTGCCACGGCAATTTTGCTTTTTGCTTTCCTGCCTTATTCAATAGCGCAAGCAGCATCTGTGCCGTGGTGTCAGTATTCCCCACAACCGTACTGGGAACAGCGAAACCACAGGCTTTAGCTGCGTTCTGGACTATTGAAAGGCAAGTCATGCTGCATCAACTGCCTTAGGTTTTGGGCCGCGCTTTTTAGGCTCTGGCTTTGTCAATTGAGCTTTCAGCGCTTCATTCTCTTCAGCCTGTTTCCGTAACAGCTCCATCGCTTGATCGAGCATTTTCTTCTGCTCTGCAAGGGTGTATTTCATTTCCAGCACATCACTGTTACTTTCAACAGCCTTTGAGTACTTGTTGTTTTCCAGATATTCAATGGCACGCTTACGATGTTCCCGAGCGCCGGGGCCAAGGTTTTGAATCCAGGTATCAGAGACAAGGGCGAAGTCTTCCACACTAAATACGTTTTTAGCGGTCAAAGAGCGAATCAGTGCAGCGTCCAGGTTGATCTTAGTTAATGGCGTACCGGTTTGGCCTTGACGACCTCGATTGAATTCCTGCCATGCATAAGGAAACTCTTTCTTGTCTGTTTCCCACATGGGGCGATGGACTTCCAGCTTGTCATTGCCGCGAATCGTTTTACGAATATAAATCACATCTTCATAAACTTCGCATTCATGACCGGGATTGCCGCCATCAGCAATCACCTTGTCGCGCTTGATCTGTGACTTAAACGGCTTAAATTCATTGACGACTTCAAATGTAACAATACAATCCTTATTGTCATCATCAGGCATGTACTCACGTGCAAAGTTCTGTGCGCCAGTCGGTAGCTGACTGAACAATGCAGAGTGAGAAGAAGGAACCTCATTCGTGAACTGTTGTGACACAGAAGGAGGGGCATTAAGATTTTCAGCTTGCATATAAACTCCGTGTTCGAGGGAAGCCAGGTGGCAGTCCCCGGCTCATTAATTTTAACAAAATCAATAACTTATCTCAGGTTATCTGGCCTTGGCCACAGAAGAAATTACCATTCACCAACGAGAAATTGGTTCGGGTAAATGTCACTGTAACCGTGCCATCAGCCGTAGCTGCCGCAGACATGATCAAGCTTGTAGCAGAGCTAGCACTTGAGTTACGTCCGTTCGGGCTGTTATTGACACCAGCAGCTACCGTAGTGCCGCCAGGAATACCAGTGCCAGAAATGGGGCAACCAACAAACACACCGTCCAGATTCGAGAAGAATACTTCAGTCGAACCATTACGAGTGGTGCCTGTTTTGGTGAAGGTAGAGCCATTGGCAGTAACGATTTTTGCACCAAGGATTTGCGTACCTGCTACAGCAGCAGAGCCTACGGTTCCAGTTGCTTTAGTAAATACGTTACCAGCCGCCGCAGTACCGTTATTGGCTGCAACCGCAGTACCTGCGATCTGATACCAGCCAAACAAGTTTGCAACGCATGGAGCGACTGCAAACGCGATGGGTGAGGCGTCATTAGCCGTCGCTGCACCAAGGGTCGTTACGCCAGTAAAGGCGTTATAAGTGACACAACTACCAGCAACCGTAGAAGCTACGCCTTGCAAGTAAATGAATTCACCAAAACCCAAGAGCGGGTCAAAGGCTCTAACACGAAAACCAAAGGGAAAATTCTGCACCGTATCTGTTTCCATCAAACGCGGGCCACCATAATTGGTAGACAAGTTTGTTGGTACAGCCGATGTAGAGGGAGTTGCAGGACCGAATGCAACATTAAGCGGTTCAATAGGAATCCACATAGTATTACTCCTTAGTTGTTGTTCAGAACGCCCTGCAAGGAGGCATTGCTGGTAACCAGCTGGCCTGCCCACAGAACCATTTGAACAAATGAGTCTTGGTTGTAAGCGCGCTCTTGTGGCAGAGGCGTGAAATTACGCTTCGGCGCATAACGCAGCTTGAAATAATCGGTATTCAGGAAATACATGTGGCGGTCTGGAATGCCCGCGTTATCTTCGTAATACACCGGGACACCAGTGAAGTCCAAAGAGCGGAATCCAGCGCCTTGCTTGCTTGAAGAACCGTCTGTAATACGCTGGATTGCTTGCAGTGAATTCCAATAGAACTTGTAAGTATTACGATCAGCGATGATCATATTTGGCTTATCGGTTCCACGAGTACAACGCAAGAACAATTCATCCATATAGCCTTGAATGTTGGTTGCAGTGATTGCACCGCCGCCGTCAGTCGTGCCACGGAAGAACTGATTACGCCAGAAAGGGAAGTTTGCGCGGTTAATGCCGCCAACCGTACCAGTGGCAGGATTGTCAGCAACCAACAATTGTAAGCCACCAACGATTTTACCGCTGAATGCAGTGCCGTCAGAGTACATGCCGAAGGTAAGCTGATTTTTCATCGTGCGCTGAGCGTTTTTAATACGGCCAGCAAACAGATTGATAATCTGTGCTTTGCCGACGTTCTGCACATCAATTTCCAGACCGTTTGCAGCTACCAATCCAGCGGCTTGCGCCCAAGGATATTCAGCAGCGGTGAATACGTCTGAAGGGGAAATATCGAGAATGTCATAACCTGCATACCACTGGAAGCGACCTTCCGAGTATTCAAGTTCTTGGACGATAGAGCGACCTTCTGCGGTCTGCCAGCCATCGTTTGCTTTAAGTTGATTCAGTAGGGGGTTACCCTTACTGACGTTATCTGCGGTTTCGCCTGAACGATCCCGCAGTGTGGACGTTACAATTTCAGATAAATTGGGCGATGCCATGATGCCTCCATAATGGAGGCGTTAGTTCGTACCCTCAAAACGGGCGCGAAGGTCTTCCTCCAGCGATAATGTTCTGGTTGCACCTTTGGCGTTTGTTGTACCGGTAGACACGGCAGCCTTCTTTGCTTTTTCGACTGCTGCCATACGTTCGGCATCAGCTTGTTTAGAAGCATTGGCGGCTTTATCAGCCTGAACCTTTTCCCAGATTTCATCGTTCATTCGGAGTGCTTTTTGATAAGCAGTCTCCAATGCGATGCCTGGCTGAGCTTTCATCAAGTTAAGAATGTCACCTGATACTTCATCAAAGTAAGGATGTGATGGTTTCCCATCTGGTCCTTTCTCATCTGCGAACATCGTGACCTTAGACAGATTTGCCTGATGTTCACGCTGCTGCGCTTCACTGACGAAGCCGGTAAACTGGTTCTTAACTTGAGCCAATTCTTGCTGTAACTTAGCAAAATTCGGATCAACTTGTGTCTGCTGTTCCAACAAGGCTTGAGGTTCAACCCCGTAAGCCTGTGCCAGTCTTAACAGCCCATCGCGAGGATTCTGATTGAGGTACTGCTGCCAGCCGAGTAATGACTTGAAAAACTGTACAGGCTCCATGCCCTGCATCTGTAAGTCATTCTTGTAAGGTTGCAACAGCTCATCATAAGCATCGTGAATTTTCTTGAACTTCGCAGCTTCTTGTGCTTTTTGGTCGAAGCCTCTAGCGTAATCTTGCTCACGAGCAATCCAACGTTCTTGGATGTCACGCGGAGCTTTGCTAAAGATCGTTCGATCTACTTCAGCCCAATGCTTTGGAGGTTCAAGCGGGTTTAAGACCGCATTCGGTTCGCCGCTGGCCGGAGCTGGATCGCTCGGTGCTGTCGCTGTTGCCGTCGTGCTACTTGGTTCGTCTGGCGTTTCCGCATCAAAACCAGCAGCCAAAGATTCTTCTAGGGTTGGCGTTGCCGCGCCCTCTGTTGGGTCAGACATATACTACACCTCGATTAATGGGTCAATACCTTCTCAACTTCTTTCATCACTTGTGCAGCGTCTTCCATCTCTTTTACTTGGTTTTGCTGGAATTCTTTGAACGCCTCATCGTTCGTCTCATGCATCATGGATTTGTCTGTGCCAACTTCTATTTTGTTGTGTTCGCGCAGAGTATTGATATGCTGTTGCTTGGTCTTGATCCAAGGCTTCCCTGGGATGCCAATCGCTCTATATTCTTGAAACATCGGCGCGACCATTGGCGCATTTAGAATACGTTTTGCTTTCTTTCCACAATGAGATGGGACTTTGTTTCTATTTGAGATGGTTTCCCAATACTCAATTTCTTTATGACAGACGCGGCACTCGCATAAATATGTTGGAATTATTGCAAACCCTCGGCTATAAGTTTACGACGCTCTTCTGGCGTCATCTGTGTTGCTTGAGTAGTTAAATATTGCAAATTTCGTTGTGGCGATAATACCTGATTACCCATCAATAAATCAGGATTATTTAGCAGATATTGCCCTAATTTAGGCGCGCCAATTGTACCAGCTCCAATAGTTAATGCTGGGATTGGATTGCCGCCCATAAATAAACTACTACCAGCTTGAGCCAATGCAGTAGGCAGCATTTGAATCATTGCGCGTGCTGGCGTTCCTGAGTTTGGCGAACGATCAGGAAGTAATTTACTACCTGCTTTGGCGAGATCAACTAAGCGCTGATCGCCGCGACCATAAATCATTTGGCTTTTCCCTGCTGCCCCTTTACTCATTGAAGTAGGCAGTCTTGCAGGCGAAATCATGCCATCGCCTTGTTTATCAATAACAGGCTCGATTTGCTTTAAAATGCGATATTGTTGCCGCGCCTCCGCTAGCTTGTCGTAATCAGCGCCTTGTGCATTCTTTTGGATTGCATCATCAATGACTTTTCGCAACTCTCCAGCATAATGCCCAACGGTTCCACCACCATTTGCAATAACGCCTAAAGTTGATCTTGCGCCCTGTACATTGTTTCCTGGAATTGCTTCTGGTTCTACAGTCTCCAACATTGTCCCATATTTTGGCCGCGTATCTTTAGGCTGCATTCTTGCAACTTGCTTGGTAAGTGTTGCCAAATCAGTTGGCGACAATGCCCCAGCGGCTTCATCCATCACATTGCTGATACTTGAATGCAGTTCTGGATCGTATTTAATGGGCGTACGAGCTGAAATGTCGTCAATAGTCCCGCCGATTCTGCGTTGAGCACGATTCATCACGTCCGGCGTTGCTGCCGGAGCGTCTTCACCCATTAACTTCAATACAGCACTAGTAAACTGCTGCTTTTGTGTCTGGCCTTTTTCAGCTTCAGCACCAGAGGTAAACGGGCTATCTTGAACTAGCTTCTTAAGCGTCTTTAAGCCGCCTGTTTTCTGTGATGCATCAAGCTGAACGCCTGAATTCTCCAATAGATTAGCGGCATCGGCTGTTGCTTGATCTGGTTTTGGCGTTAATGCTTTTGTAGTCGCAGAAACTGCGCTCGGCGCAGCCTGCGTAAGGAGAGAAGCCAGAATCGGTGCGGTATTTTCATATGGCGTCCCCTGTGTGACTTCTGCGGTCTTTTGTGCTACAACTGCCGGTAATACATTCTGAGTAACGGCGGCGGCTGTCTGTCCTAATGTAGATGGCTGTGCAGTCATTGCGGCAGGCAATGCAGAGCCTGCAACGTGCAAATAGCGGTTTGCCGTATCTTCTGGATGAATAGCACGCGTATCAGTAACTTCGCTCTTGTTCATCAGGTTTTTAAGCTGCTCACTTGAGCCAATATATTGCGAGCGATCAGCAGGATCAAAAACCGATGATGGAGTTTTGCCAGTAACTAACCCTTGAATTCCACCAGCGCCAGCTTTCAGCAAATCCCAAACGTTCAATGCGGTATCAACAGGAAGTCCGGCGAGTGATGCGACGCCAGAATTAAAGCCTGTACCAACATTTGAAACCCTATCTATTGCTTTTGGTTCATAAGCTGGTTGCATTGGAGTTTGTGTAGGCTCAGCAGGCATCGTCCGAATATAATCGGCCAATTGTTTAGCGCCCGCAGTATCACCAGCCGCATCAGCTTTTTGTAATGCTGCGTAAAGTTCGTCGCGCTGGCTCATTTGTATTTATCAAGCAAAGACTGAATTTCAGGGGGATGTGTTATAGGAGTTTTACTATCGCCCGTTCCTTCTTTGGTCAAAAGAAATGGCTTCGCATCTTCACTCAGTAAGCGCTCAAAATCCTTTCGGCCTGTCGTTTGTTCGTATTGGCGTTTAATGCCGCCTAATTGACCGCCCATAAGCTTCTGTGCGGTTTGAATAGCGCCCTTCAATTGAGCTGGAGAGCTGGCGCGGTCTACGCCTGCTAAAGCCTCCTCACGATCATGCTGTGATGCTTGACCGCCAACTACGGCCTTGACTATTTCGCCTTTCACAACCTGTTTTGCAGTATCGAAGTTCGTGGGAGCTGCTTCGCCGGTCTGTTGTGCGAATGTATTGGCTATTTTGTTGAAAATAGGGCTATTGGTATTGTTCAAGGCATCAGCTAATTCAGATGCCGTATTCAAGTGGGAAATACCTACATTGAACGCCCGCACCTGGTCGCCTTGCTTGCCACTCGCGAAGTCCTTATAAGCTTTTGAACGTGAGCCGAACTCTTCAGCAGCATAATCAGGATTGACCTTAAGTACTTGTGCTAACAATGCCTTGCCTTGAGGCGTTGCCATACGCATCGGCGAAGGTGGTGCAATTTGATAATTAGCAATCATCTTTGCTACATCCCCAGTGTCGCCGCTATTCCCGGCATCACTATACATATTCGGCGCACGCGTTGTCATGAGTGTGCGGCGTGCATTAAAGTCCTGTTGACTAATGCGCCCCGCTTTGTAATCGGCTGTGAGTTTTGCAAGTTCATCCAATGGGCCTTTGTCTGGCTGGTCTGGCTTATTCTCAACTGCTGCTTGCTTCAAATAAGCATCTACAATAGCAGGATCAACGCCAGCGCGTTTAGCGGCTGCTGCTTTGGCTAGACGGCCTGAGAAATCATCCGGTGCCGTAGGAGGCTGCGCGCCCATTGTGATGGGATTTGGCGCATTGATCATCGGGCCAAGCGATGAGCGCTGAGGCGAATTAAACATTGATGCAACGCTGCTTTGATCTGATGCGGATTGCTGTGGCAATGCCGGAACAGCTTGCTGATCATTACCCGTCAAACTTTGCAGCGCAGCATCGGCTTTATCTTGTGCGGCTTGCTTCTGCTGTTTGATGGCAGCATTTTGCTGCTGCTGCAAATTTAGTTCCTGCTGTGACAGCTTTTTGTCCTTAAAAGTATTCAGTACGCCAGCCAGCCCACGAACTAATGGAGCAATGCCAGTATCCATTAATCGACCATTCACCACTTGCTGTTGCGCAGGAGCAAAGTTCTGCTGCGCCATAGCCTGAGCCATTTGGCGACGCTGTTCGAGCTGATTAAGCTGGGCCTGTAAGTCGTTTGGATCAATGCTCATTTCTGCGCCCTATAAATGCCCCACCAACTGCCCTGATAATACTCAAATTCCAGCCCTTTGATGCGGCGCAACTTTAGCATGATGCGCTGCAATAATGGGCACTCGAACGTATAAACCTGGACCTCTCCGGGGTGATCAGCGCCTTCCTCATCTTGCAAGGCTTGCGTCTCTTTGATGCGCTGCAATATTTCTTCGATCATGAGTAAGCCATCTGCATGAGGCCAGCTAAAGCTTGCATATTCGCATTACGATTTGCTGCTGAAGTATTGGCATTGTTAATGCCGACTTGATTTGCTGCATTTGTCGATCCATTAATGTCAATTCCATTGCCGCCCATTGCTGGGGAATTGATCTGCATTGATCCCAACGCAGAAGCGATTTGGGCAAGACGTTGCTGTCGCTGCTGATTAGCCAATTGCGGAGCTTGAGCAGTAGCCTGCTGTCTTGCCTGAGTATTGGCAAGGTTCGTATCAGCCGAACGCTGTGCCATGGCTTCTTTGTAAGCCTCACTATTCGGTGAAATACCCGCATTCGCCATTTTTGCATTCCAGTCACTATCAGACTGTTGCTGAATTGGGTTTGTTAAACCTTGTGTTTTGGCGTATTGATCGTTAGCGATTTGTGAGGCTGAATCCTGAGCTGATCCAGATACGGAACCTGGCTGAATCTGTCCCAGCATCGTATTAGCGATTTGATTGCGGGTATCAAACTGATTCTGCTCGCTCGGTGAGAGACTGACGTCTTGGGTATAGCGGCCTGTTTTTGGGTCAATGTTCCACGTGGAGCTCCCAAAAGGCCCGGACGTATCGTAGCGAGCAAGATTCGCCTGCAAGTCATTAAGTTGCGTTAGCTGCTCTGGAAGCGCTTTTTGAGCATCTTTCGCTGATGCTCGCTCACTTCCACCAAATAAATCGAGCGGGTCTAATGCTTGGTTAGCTTGGCCGCCCGTATCAAAGAACCCCGCGCTCGTGTTTTGGTTATATGATCCCTTCGCAAGTGGATTAAGGTCCGCAAGGATTCCGCCAGCGCCTTTTGCCTGCGCAATTGGGCCTTCATAATCATAGGAGTCCTCATCAACCAAGTTATATTGGTTACCATCCCACTGATACAATGCGCGAGTCGTGATTTTCATAGCAGCGCCCCTAATAGAGCCATCAGTCCAGCTGTCCCCTGACTCTGTTGTGCGTTTGCAGCATTGAACATGCCTGCCACGTTTCCATTCAGCTTGTCAAAGTTGCCCGTCGTATCAATCGCTGCATTGGTTCCGGCTGTCGGCTGTTGGGTGTTCTGCATGCCTAACATATTCGCGATGTCTGAATAGTTCTGCTGGTTATTCGATAACGACTGCGAATTATCTGCATTGGCAGTAGATTGTGCAGTGCCATAAAGCTGACTGTTTTGGCCGCTTTGCAGGTTCATTAGGTCTTTATTGTACTTTTCTGATCCGATAGGAATGCCAGTATCAGCTTCCGACTGATCAAACTGACGGTTTTGCTGATCCCATTGCGGTTTTAGTTGAGAGATAGCACGATCAAACCCAGCTTTAGAAGCACCACTAACTGAGCTTCCATAATCGAATGGCGAGTCTGTTTGGCTTGTCAATCCATTTGCATTATTGAGCATCTGCTCAGAAATTTGATTCCGTGTATCAAGCTGAGATTGTTCGCCAGGATTCAAGCTAACAGTCTGCTTATATCGCCCTGTCGTGGGGTCGACCGTCCAATCAGAACTTCCATAAGTGCCTGTGGTGTTGGTGCGGTTAAGATCGGCTGACTGCTTGGTGAGCATCCCTAAAGTCGCTGGATCAATGCCAGATGACCCGCCAGAGCCTTTTGCGAGCGATACAGGACCGTCATAGTCATAACTGTCCTCACTTACAAGAACATAACTATGACCGTCCCATTGATACTCTGCTCGCGTCGTAACCTTCATTTCAACCACCTGCAACTTTCTTTAGTCATTCCATATATCAGCTCATCGTCACCATTCTTGAATGCGTTCTTCTTTCGCCCTTCAAGTACAAATCCTAAATGCTCATCAAATCGCTGTGCTGCTAAATTACTCGATGGCACTAGCCCTGTAACCCGCTGACAGTTGAGTGTCACAAAGGGAAACTCAAATGCCGCCTTCAATGTCTTTCGATTCACTGCACGGAGTGACTCAACCACCACATGCATATTCATATCTGTTCCGCTAAAGCCGTCATACACAACACCGGCCTTTAGCTCTCCATCAATCTCAATTCCTAGTCCTACTGACTGCCCCATCCATGCCTCAATACCTGGAATTCGCTCCCTGACCCATTCACAAACGCTATGCCCTGATCTATAAGTGATCAAGCACCTTGTTCCTCGCTTTCGTATGATCCAGCAGTGCGCGCTTGCGCAGTTTGCGCCGCCTTTGCACTGATTTCAGCCACCTGAATAGCCGTCTGATTACGTGCGTCCGCGATAATCCTTTCATTCTCTAATGCCATCGCATGTTTCTGAATATCAGCCGCAATACGTGACTGTTCAAGCTGGAACTCTCGCTCTGCCTGTGCTGCCTGAGCAGCTTCTTCACGTGCAGCCACTTGAGCGGCTAATTGTGCCGATTGTTCATGCTGCTGTTGCTCCAGCGCCATTTTGGATTGATTTACTTGCTGATCAGACTGTGCCTTAATTTGGGCTTTCTGCATCTCAACTTGCGCACCAGATTTCAATTGCTGGTTTTCCTGCTGCAGCTGCTGTAACTGTTGCTTACACTGCTCAAGCATTTGCTGCATCTGTGCGGTCTTTTGAGCGGTATCGCCT